CAGCCATGCCGCAGGGCTCTCCCCCCCCGACAGAACGGAACGACGGGCCGGATCGATCCGGTCCGTATGGAGGTTCGACCACCAGTCCCGCAACGCCTTGTAGCGGTAGATCCATGGCGTGCCGCCCTGTCCGTCGGCGATCGGCTCCCGCTGCTGCGCCTCGCGCGCCGCGTCGCTCGGATAAAACCAATCCCAGCCCTCGCCACCCTCGATATTGGCCTTGAGATAACCCAGATCGTGGATGGCGGGCCATTCGGCGTCGGCATGCTCCGCACCATCCCGCCAGTCGGAGAGCGGCATGTAATTGTCGATCCCGATGAAATCGATGTTGTCGTCGGACCAGAGCGGATCGAGATGGAAGACCACATCGCCGGACCCGTCCTGCGGCTGGTGCCCAAAATATTCCGACCAGTCGGCGGCATAGGTCAGCTCGGCACCCGGCAAGAGCTGCCGAACCTCGGCGGCCAGCGACATCAGCCGTGCGACCGCAGGATAGCCATCCGCGTCGCGCATCTGCGTCACGCCGCGCATCTCGGTGCCGATGCAGAAGGCGTCCACGCCACCGGCGGCGGCGCACACTGCGGCGGAATGCAAGATGTAACGCGAGTAACTCCATTCCGGCGCGCCGGTATACTGAACCGCGCCATCCGAGACGTTGAAATCCGCTGCCGTCACGCTGCCGAAAAACGCTTGGCAGTCGGCCCCATTCCCTTGCGTGCCGTCCGAACTGCCCGGCAGGCCCGGCGCAATCTCGCCCGTCACACGCCCGCGCCAGGGGAAAGCCGCCTGCTCCGCACCGCCCCATGGGTCGGGCAACCCGTTCCCTGCGAGGATCTCCATGAGCATCAGAGGATAAAACATCACCTCGACGCCCTTGTCCCTGATCGCCCGGATCGCCTCAATCACACCCGCGTCGCAGGGTGTTCCGCCATAGACCGGACGGCCCTCCTCGTCGCGCGCGATTTCCTCGACCGCGGACCGCGGAAGGCCACCAATGGTCCAGGGCTGTCCAACGCCCTCCCGGCCATTGGCTTCGACCTTGGGCTTGACGCGGCAATGGCCGGCGCGCAGATCATCGCCGAACCAGCAATAGATCAGCGAGACCGAGGTCAGGTTGGGCAGTGTTTCGCAAAGTGTTTCAAGCGATTGCGCGAAATCCGGAAGCCCGCCCTCTGCGCTGACATTCGCGGCACCCGACGCGCCCAGCGCGCCAGCGTAATGGACCGGCGTCGTGGAAAGCGCGTATTCGCCAGTGCCCGGGATCATGGCCACCGCCCTGAGCAACTCCGCGGGTGCCGGCACAAGGTCCGCGGTGTCGGCTGGGCGCGCGGGCCGCACGACCTCGAAGGAGAATTGCGGTACGCGGTTGCCGAACGGTCCGAGGTCCAGATCCTCGAATACCACGTAGGCCAGGCCGCGATAGGCAGGCACGCGGCCGGCGCCTTCCACGGCCTCCATGAGGGGATCGGGCATCTGGCTTTCGTCGCCGCGATGGACCCGCAGCGTCACGGACTGGAGGTCCATCTCCACCCCGTCGGCCCAGATGCGCCCCACCCGAGAGATCTCCCCCTCGCACAGCGCAACGGCGAGGCTGACGGAATAGGAATAGGTGGTTGTCTGCGGCCGCGAAGGCGCACCCTTGCCACCCCCGGTCGTCGTCGCAGTCTCGACGAAACGTGTCGCCCAGATGACCTGACCGCCGATGCGCATGCGGCCGAAGAGGCGTGCGATCGGTGCTCCCTCGCCCGCCCCGGTAAAGCGAAAACGATCCACACGGCCGTGCTCAACCGGTTCGGAGCCTGACGAAAGCAACCGCTGGTCGATGGCCCGACCAATCGTCGCGCCGACAGCCCGGCCCAGCACCATCCCCGATAGGCCGAATGCCGAAACGCCGGACGCAGCCCCGAGCGCAGCGCCCGCTGCCGACAGAAGGAGTGTCGCCATGTCCTAGGGTCCTTTCGGGAATTCGAAACGCGCCACGATACGGCGCGCCCAGGAGCCGTCGAGGCGGCTCTCGACGACACCACGCCCGGAATAGGCGTGGATGAAACAGGCCTCCGCGCCGATGGCCGACTGGATGCCGAGATGCTTGGCCACGGCCCCACGCCGCATGCGGAAAAGCAGAACGTCACCGACCTGCAACCCCGACAGGGGTTTGGGGATGAGGTGCCGCTCAGCCGCGCGCCACAGATGCTCGCAGCCCCCGGCCTCGGACCAATCTTGCGTATACGGTGGTGGGGGCTCCGGAAGCCCGCCGAAAAGATCGCTCCAGATGCCCAGCACCAGCCCCAGACAGTCGCAGCCGACACCCCGGCAACGCGCCTGATGCACATAAGGCGTTCCGATCCACTCTCGCGCGAGGTTCACCACGTCGATACGGGCTCGGCTCACCGTCTGCTGCCCCCGTCACGGGCGGAAACCCGAGTCGGATGCGCCACCAGCCAGTCCTCGCCGGGAATGTCAGGAAAACCCCGAAAATTCAGAATATTGGAGAACTTCAGGCGGCAAGTTTCCATGCGCTTGTCACAGCCGGCGGTCAATCGAACCATGTTGCCTGGCTCAACCTCCGCCCTCAGCCGGTCCCACAGCTCGATCCGGCGCGATCCGTCGTGCTGCGGCCTGTCGCTCTTGATCGCGCCCGCAAGCCCCGAAGCCTTTCCATCGAGCATGCGCAATCCGCCGCGCTCGAACCACCGCGCCTCGTAGGCCGGGACGCCCTCGAAAACGAACACGCGCCCCTCTGCGACCGACGAAACGGCGACGTCGAAGGCGTAGTCCGGCAATGTCAGATCCACACCACAGGCCGCGTCCCCGAGGACGGCGAGGCAGCTGCGCTGATAGACTCGCCCCATGGGGACATTGAGCACTTCGGCAAGGCCGCGAAGCTCGGCCGTGAACGCCCCCCCCGACCGTGAAATCTCGCCGATGCTGCCGCGGAATTGCATGACCCGGTTCTCCGGGTTGGCCCACTCCACCAGCCACGCCTCGACTTCCGCCCCGTCGAACCGGCCCGCCACGATATCGGCCTCGGTGACCGAGACATCCGACAAGGCACCGACCGCCTCGCTATTGTCCACGGCCAGCCCTGTGCTCTGGCTCAGCGCAGCCGCACTCAGGCCCGTGCCCGCGAGGAAGATCGTTCCGTCGAAACCGAGATCGCGATCATGATCGGTAAACCCGTGGACCACCCCGTCCCTCCGCGTGAGCCTCCAGCACCGCGCCACGCCCGTCACACCGGTGGCAAGGTGCGCGTCCAATGCCTCAACACTCATTGCCGCAGCTCCAAGACCGGAACGTCGGGGATTTCGCCCGCCTGGAAGCTCGACAGCGACGTGCGAATGGCGTCCGTGTCGAACCGGACCGGGACGTCGAATTCGAAACCCGCCGTCACCTCTTCGCCGGATGCCGGGGGATCGACGAATGTCACCAGACCTGTGGCTTCATCAACGTCGAAGTGGGTACCGGCGGTCAGTTCGCCACCGGCCACTCCCGCCAGGACAGTGCCGCCAACCGGTTTGGAAATCGGCCGAACATAAGCGGCGCTCCCCATCTCGTAGCTTTTTGCGAGCTGAAAGGACGTGGTTTCACCATCGCCCGTGCCGATGCGCTGATCGGTGAAGGACGGGGTCTGCGACGGCGCGCAGCTCTTGAAATCGGCCCAGTCTTTCCACCTGAAACCATGAAGCATCCCGCGACGCGCCTCGAAGAAGGCGACCAGTACGGCAACATCGTCCAGCGACCGCATGCCCGCGCCCGCATCGTAGCGGCGGCGGGAATGGGCCCATGGCGTGTTACGCTCCTCGAATCCATTGCTGAGCGTGACGATCTCGGTGCGCCTCTCCGGGCCGCCCACTGAACCGAGACTCAGGTTTACCGGGAACCGGACGTCGTGAAAACTCATCTGCCTTCGTCCTTCTCAGCGATTGCGTTGCCCACGGGCCAGCGCGCGCCCCATTTCGGCGGCGACCTGGCTTTGGCTGCGACGGAAGCCCTGCACATCTGGCGTGGTGATGTTCATGGTGACATGGACCGGGGTGCCGCCGCCGCTGCTCGCAACGCCCAGCCGACCATCGGCACCACGAGCGAGGGGAAGGATCGCTTCGGGTCCTGCCTCGCCCATCAGGCCGATGCCACCGCGCATCGGAAAGACGCTGGGCCCCCGCACGACACCGCCGCGCGCAAAGGGCGTGATCCGCCCCTGGCTGAACGCGCCACCGTGCTGAAATGGCAAGATCCCGGACAGAAGGCCGGTAACGCCATTCGCGATCGCGCCGCCGAGGGCGTTCTGAACCGGCCGCATCGCGGTGTTGTAGGCGGCATCGACCATGCTCGTGGCGACCGTGCGCAACGCGTCAGACAAACGAAGCCCGTCGAAGACCAGACCATCGAAGGCACGCCGCAGGCCCCCGCCGATGGATCGGCTCATCGACCCGGCCTCGCGGCCGGTATAGATCATCGTACCTTGAAGCGATTGCAGCTCCGCCTGAAAGGCTGCCGTCATGGCGCTGGCGCTCGAAAGCGTCGTCTCGAGGTTGCCGAGCTCCGCGTCCAGACCCTCGAAACCCTCGTCCTGCCCCGTCATGGTTGATCCCCCTTGAATGACGTCTCTCGCAGATCCGGAAACCGGGCCGCCAACGCCTCGAAGGCGGACCGGTGCATCGGCGCCGGACCCGTTTCACCCAGCATCAGAAGCAGTTCAGACGGGCTGAGCCGCCAGAACTCACCCGGCGGAAGGCCGAGCCCCGAGATGCCCGCCCGCATCATCGCGGCCCAGTCGAAACCGGTATGCCGGTTCATTCCGGCACCCTGAACGCGCGCGACAACAGCTGCGCCGCCACACGGGCGGCCTCGATCACGCCGCCGTCGATCTCGGCCGTGACAAGGTCCTTCTCATCGCCCGACCAGCCGCCGCCACGCAGCCCCGCCACCACCAGCGCAAGCACGTCGCTCGCCCGCACCGCATCGCCCTCGAAGCGCGCCACCAACTCGCTCAGGCTCTGTGCGCCCAGCCGGTCCTCGAGCTCGGCCAGCGCACCGAGCGTCAGTTTCGCCACATGCCGCTCGCCATCCAGACGAAGCACGACCTCCCCAGCCCATGGATTTGCCATCACGCGCCTCAGATCGCGGTGAAGGTCAGGGCACCGGCGGACGCCAGAGACATCTCATAGGTCGCCTCGCCGTCGTGATTGCCCGCGTAGTCGATAGCGGTGATCTGAAACGCACCCTCGACGATCCCGAAATCGGGGATGACCACCTGGAAGTCCGGCGTGTCGGCGTTCCAGAAGATCGCCCGCACCCGCTCGTCCGTGGCCGCGTCCCGAAAGATGCCCGCACCCGAGATCGCCGCCGACTTGACGCCGGTCCCGCCGAGCAGCTCGCGCCACCCGCCCGCGGAATCGAGGTTCGTGACATCCACCGTTTCCGCATTGAACGTCAGTCGCGTGGCCCGCAGGCCCGCAATCGTCTCGAACAGGCCCGAACCGTCCATGTCGACCTTGATCAGAAGGTCCTTACCGCTTTGCGCCGGCATCAGTTGTCTCCAGTGCTTTCAGGATTTCCGTTTGAGTTTTCAAACCGGGCCAAGATCGACCCGTGCGCGGAACCACATCTCGATCTCGCGGGCATCGCCCGTGCGCCGCGCCGTCGCGCGCCTGAAATCGAGGCTGACCAGTCGACCGCGTGACAGCATCAGGGGCACTTCGTCCAGGGCATCCGACACCGCCACCGCAAGCGCCTTTGCCGTCCCGAAGCCAGCGTCGTCGGACAAGACAAGGACCGAAAAGTCATGCAACGCGCCCCGGCCCGACTTGTCGGCGCTCAAGCGTACTCGCTCGGGTCCCAGGCTGACATACAGCCCAGGCACCGCCCCCGGAGGAAGCGCATCGAATATCGCGCCACCGGACAGATCCATGACGGCCGTATCCGCCAGCAGAGCCGCGTAAACCGACTGCTGCAAGGCCATCGCACCCGCATAGCTCATGCGCCGGTCTCCTCGCTGGCGAAGCACAGCAGATACCGCCCGCTCGGGTCGGTCTCCGTGACTGCCTCGATCCGAAAAAGCCGCGCGCCATCACGAAAGCGCATGGCAGGTGTCGGCCTCGACGGCGCATCCTGTGCCGCGGCACGGACCGTGATCCTGAAATTCAGGCGCGACGCCGTGGCATTGACCTCCCGTCCCGCTCCGCGCGGCACGACCTCGGCCCAGTGCCACCCCCGGGCGACCCAGGTCTCCGTGTAGCCGCCGGCCCCGTCCGGCACCCGCTCGGGTGCTTCCAGAACCAGCCGCCGCGAAAGAACGGGACGGCTCATGCGCCCGTTCCGCGCAGCCGCAGGGTCCGGTAAGGCTCGATCAAGGCCATCGCGCCCGGCGAGAACCCCGCGGTCGCGTCCTCGTCCTGCCCGAAGAACGTCCCGGCCAGCATCAGAACCGCCTGCCCAAGATCCGCGGGCACGCCATCCCACGTCGCTGAATAGCCGGCGATGAACTCGATCTCGGCGGACCTGCCGGACCCCAGCGTCGGAAGGGACACCGACTTGGGCACAAGACCGGGGCAATGCATGTCCGTGACCAAAGCATAGGCTGCGGGCTCAAGAACGCGCGCCTCGCCCAACCGGTCGATCATCCGGACGACCTCGATGCTCGCGACGGGGGCGATGGGCAAGACATGCCGCTCGGACGTTGCCCAAAGGGTGACGGTCTGGACGAAGCGTCTGCGCAAGACGGCCTTACCCGTGCGCGCCTCGATCGCAGCGAGGGAGGCCCGCAGACAGCTCTCCAGTTGCGCGTCGAGATCTCCATCATTCGTGAAGCCTCGCGACAGGCGCAAGTGCTCGGCCAGCCGCTCCACCGGCAAGCTCGAGCCCGGGACGGGTGTCATTTCTGCCAACATGCTGGGCGCCTCCGATTGTCGCGTCGCAAACGGGATCGGCCCGACGCCGCCTCGCCGGGCCGGGGTTCGGACGCGATCGTGAAAAAGGAATGGAAGGCAAGTGGCGGCAGCGGGTCGCCTGCTTGT